TGTACTTGGTCACCGATGATTTTACCGGCACGTTGTCCAGCCACAGGTCTGTTTCTCCGCCCACTGCTGCGTCCCCACCGCCACCCCCAAGTCCTTCTGTCATGATCTCTGGGTTGCCATACGAGACTCCTATCCCCGCATCGGTCGGGAGAGTCAGGGCACCCGGATTTTTTACGCGCGCGCTCACGCCCGCCACAATCAGATCTACCTCGAAAAACTGCCCATCGTCCTCAAGACCGATAAAATCGCCCGCGGACACATCGGATGTGTCATTGGTGAGCACCACCGTTGGATCTGCCACCCCACCGGGCCACTGATAGGCCCCGGCCAAGGCCGTGCCCTGAGTAGCTGCCGATGACTCGGCAGAGCCCGTACCGTCGTCGATATAGAGAACGACTTCCCCGCGGTCGACCACATCCTCTTCGGCATGGCTGAACAGGATTGTCTGGCCCGTGTCGGGATCCTGGACCCCTAACACTCCTGACTCTATTGCGTTGACCGTAGACCTGGCCAGGCCCGCCACGTATTGCTTGATCCTCGACCGAAAGTGATCGTCGGTCTCCACGTCCTCGCCATGATCGAAAGCCGAAGGATTGGTAACCTCGTTCACGCCGGCCGGCTTGGCCACGAACTTTATGATCGTACCATCAGCCACTTTCCCGGCCGCTCCCGCTACGTCGGCCACGGCTGCCGTAAGGTTAGAGTCTCGGCCAACCCCGTGGCCGACAATCTGTTCTGGACTGGCCGCATTGATGGTGCCGACCGATGTGGTTGTGAACACGCTGCCGCCCGCCGTCTTTACTTTCGTTCCGATCGGTATAGTAGTCACCCCAACTATTCCGGCTCGTGAGAACACGAGGTTGCCGCTGGCTTTTACGGCCAGATTACGGAATATCAGGCCGGGAAGTATTTCGGCCGCACGGGCATCCAGGTCCTCGCCGGTCGCCCGATCAATGCTGAACAGATCCCGGAGCAGACTGGCGCTGAAATAGAGTTCGTCGATGGCCCGGGCCACGGCGGCCATCATGTGCTTTGCCACGGCACTGTCGGAGATATCGCTTAGACGTGTTCTGGACACGATCTTTGCGATCATCTTGGGCATGATTTGATCATATCGTTTTGTCATGAACCTCGGCATGTTCTTTTACCCTTCTGCCCTACAAGATTACCTGCATTGGGCGAGACTTGGCAAACCCGCGTATACCAACGCTCAGGTCTATCTTGAGTTGGTCGGCGGTCAACGGGCTATCGGCGTCACCCTGCGAAAAACGATTCAGCCGCACCGATGATATCCTTGGATCGTGAGAGAGTGCGTCTACGACCCGGAACCTAGCGATGGACATATCCATAGCCGTGAACCCGAGGCTGACAATCCTGTGAACACCTAGGTCCCGGTAGAGTGCGTCACTACCTCGGTCTGTAAGCATGCGGATGATAATCGCTTGGCTAAGATTGTTCACACCTGCTACCATCTGCACATCAACGCTGCCCATCTCTGAGTCGATAGGTATATCGTACTGCTCGCGGCTGCTCCCGTAATATCTACCCACGGCGACGAGCAGTAGATCTGTTCCCAAGAACTGGTTCTCTGCCGGCTCGGATGTCCTTACTCCGGCTACGGGGAGCACCGGGAGATCAAGGGAACTCATCTGATTAGTAGGTATAAGGACCTTAGACCCCACGCCTAGGGTCTTGGAGAATGGGCGCTCGTCAGACCCAGTAGCCGATCCGGACGCAGTGCTTCCCACGCCCGCCCCTCCGACCAACGGGGCGCTGGCCTGCGAATCTATATAGGGTGGTTTGAGACCGTTCAGGATGGCGATGTATTGCCACAGCCGCGCGTCGCCCATATACCTGGCTGCCAGACCGGCCATGGTGTCCCCGTCTTCGATCTCGACCTCTCGAGCGCTACGGTAGTTACGGACCAGGCTGCCCGTAGTGATCTCTCCCTCGGCGGACTGGACATCGCCGGCTGTAAGCTGGGTGCCCAAAGATCTGACTTCGTCGAATGTCGAGGGAGAACCAAAGTCGAGGGCGTCCTGCTTTCTCTCATTACTCAGACTTCTCCGCGACTCTTGTTGTTCGCGCTTTTCACGGATAAGCGTGTCCACGCTACGCTCGAACGACCTAGGGTACGATCCTATTATTTCGGCGCCGTCCTGGATCGCGGCCAGCTTCTGATCTATTGTGTCCGGGATATTCCTCGCCCTGTCGGCGAGTTCATTGAACGAGTTTACCATAGCGCGGGCAGACTCTGACATGGCGATAAGCGACTCAACAAACTGGTACGGTGTCTCGATCAGTTCAGTAACGCCCTCCACGAAATTAGTGACCGCGTCTATGATCCCCGTCGCCGCGTCCAGAATGTTGTCGATAATGTTCACGACGGATTTTATATCGGCCACAAGGGCTGTCAGATCATTTACCGCCCCGGATATAAGGTCTATGCCCTTCTTCAACGATCTCAGGGTGTCCTTTATGGAATCAAAAATACTCTTATCCTCGGAGAAGTCGGCGTTCACCCGATCTGCCTTGTCTACTACCAGCAGATCTATGCTGTAGTTGTAGATCAGCGGGTTCCCCGAGTCTCGGCTGAGCGTAAACTCTTTCGGGACCACCAACCAACTCTCACGATCCTTCGGGTTGTGAAAAATGAGACTCGTCTCGGCAGCAGTCGCCGGGTCCCGCTTGAGATCCGCATAGGTGCGGAAGACAGCGTCCTGTAAATACTGAAAGTGCCGCTGCCCCGATATCTTGTCCATAATCAACTCGGGCAATTCCCTGGAGTAGCTTTTCTGGGACGAGTCCAGGATGGCCGGGAAAGCGTCGCCAAGCCTCAACTTCAACGGTCTAGGCTTGAACCCGGTGTTCCCCTGGATCCGGATCGTCCTCTGTACGATCCCGTTCTCTTCGACGTAGAGCCCGCCGCCCTGAGTAGGAGTTGCCTCTACCGTGAACGGCTCGGTCATCGTATAGCTCTTGGGCGGGAGTATCAGCGGGAATAAAAAGCCGAGGAACCCACCGACCGTGGCTACTTCCATGGGTACCCGCATCTCGAAAAAGTACAGGTACCGTTGCAAGAAATCGGTATCGTCCGTTATCCGTTGTCGGGCCTTCTCTTTGACGAACGCCATGAGTGAACTTGCCATGTCCTAGAGTTTCTCCGTTTTTGGCCGATCGGTCAACACCTCATGGCGCTACATCCGGAATGGTCAGGTTGTATCGGGAATGGTCAGTTTGTCCGAATTGATTTGACCATCCCATGCAGGGGCCGCCAAAGCTGTATCCGGGATGCCCGATGTGCCTGCTCCTATGGTGACCCCTAAGTGTTTGTGTGTAGCGAAAGTATCAAGTGCCGCCTTGAGCGCTCCATAGAGCACTTCCACTCGATCGGCCACTGCTACACTTACCGCCCCGTTCCCCAAGACGAGCTTGGCGTCAATCCCGTCCTCTTCTACCGTCAGTGTTTCTCCCCCGGTGACCATCACGTGAACCTTGCCCTTGTCCACGCTGAACCGCATGACCTCAACGGGTGCATCGGGAGTGCTCATGTCCCACAGGGAGACTTGGTGCTTAGATTCTGAGGGCAGGTCAATAGACTGGTTGCCCAGCGTCTCGGGCGCCGCGTCTCCCAGTTTGGGCGGCAGACTCTCATGACCATCCGCGGCCAGTCGGCCATCGTTGGCCCATCTGGTGTCGCACGAGTAGTTACCCAGATCGTCCACCCCGTAGTAGACTCCATGGTGCCGGATGAAGTCGGGATCCCCGTCCCCGTCTACCAGCTTCATGTGCTGGCCGGCCAGTGTTCCGGGGTTGCCCTCGTCTACTTGCGGGTGCGGGAGCCCTCGAAGGATAACCGGCTGGCCGAAATTGTCGTCCAGGAACCCGACGAGCACGTGGTCCCCGTCCATGTGCGCCGGATTGGCCGTCTGGTCCCCCACGGGTGTCCCGCTCGTGTCCACAGTGGTGGCCCGGGGCTTCCAGACTCGGCCTCTGTGCATTCCACCGGTGGGCTGTGAGACGAGCACTTGTCGCAGATAATGCCAACGCTGCCCAGGCACGGAGGGGAAGGCAAGCACATCGCAGTAGACGGCCGTGGGGGCCATAGTTGAGTCGTCGGCCTGGGCTTCCAGCGGGTGCCCCGGCGAATCGGAGACATAGGTGGCCATCACCACGCCGCGAACGAGCAGGCCATAGGTTCTGCGATCCGAGTTGATGGCACGCACCGGCGTACCCGCCTGAATACGGGTCCCGGCGCCTATCGTGATGCCCTCGTAAGTGCCGGCCATCAGACCACCGCCTCTTCGAACCCGGTTTCTGCATCGGTTTTCAGCAGGGGGACCACATGCCTTCCCGAGGCTCGCAACAGGGCGGTCAAATAGCTGTCATCGTCACCGCGCCAACCCCGTGTTACCCCGAGAGTCGTCTTGACACTGGAACCGAATGTCCAAGAGTGACCAACCTGTTCAACGTAGTAGGTCTCCTCCTCGCCCTCGTCTACTGTGGCGGGGACCCTGACCCGACAACCGATACGGATATCAGGCCTACCGACGCCCAGCCTGATAGAACCGTTGAGCATATAGGGGTTGAGACAATACCAGTCTCGCAAGAGTTGGCGCTGTGAGGTGCTCAGGGCCGCCGGGTCTAGTTCTGATTCGTCCGGGGACATGTTCGACGATACGTCCATGCGCCTGAACCCGTGCCGCTGTATGTCCGCGCGGTCCAGCAACGGGGCTATGATGTTCAGCGCGTGGGCACCCATCAACTCCTGATGGAGCACGCCGGCCACAAAGTAGGCATTGAACCGCTCTAGCCCGGATCTCCCGAGATCACTGAATAATATCTGCTGCCTGGGCACGGTGAGTACCGGAACCTTTTTCCACTTCGGATCGTAGCCGAGTATGTTGATCAGATCTATGTCCACGGCAGGGAACGGCTTGTCCCTCAACACGACGGTCATCGTCGTGTCCTCGGGGGTCGTCGGTTCTCCAGAACTGATACGGCCCGAGAACGGCCCGCCCATAGGCAACGTGTCTACGTATAGTTCGGTGAACATCGGGTCCGAGAATTGCTGCGCTAGGCTCCAGAGGGTCCCCTGCGGTTGCAAGAACCCAGGGTTGAACGCTTTGCGGGCAGGCAGGTTCTGGAAGTACGGTGGGCCGGTCAGGAAGCTCACGCTATTCAGCAGGCCGCCCGAGTCTACGTTTGGCACACCGTCGGGAGGCGCCCATCCCGGACCTTTGGCTTTCGATACTTCTTCCATGAAACCTACCATAAAAGCCTTCACGGCCTCCCCGGGATTACCCAAGACTTCTGGCTTGGCCGCGAACACCCGGTTGGCCACCGCGCGGGTAACAATGTCATTGGCGTAAGGGGAGAACCAAACGGGCGTGATCTCCCAGATCTTCCCGATGTCGCGACCCGTGATGGTATAGACCTCGGACGTGGCGCCGCTGCTCGATACCGTCTTCGACCTGCGGATCTCGTCGACGAGGCCTCGCATGGTATGCCACGGCTGATCGTGGCGGTAGACTGTTATGTCCACCCAGTCATCGTCTACAAGCTGGTCGAACAGTGCCTCGGACGTTCTGGACGGCTTCATTTGGAGCACAAAGCTACCGGACGGAGATCCCATGACCTTTGACGTATCGGCAGCCACAAGACAGGGGTACCTATCC